ATCTGTCTGACCTCCCTTGCGGGTATGCTCCACAACCAAGGGTACAGTAAGCAACAGATATATGACGAACTGCTCTACTGCAACACAGTTGCCTGTGACCCTCCCCTCGACAGAGGTGAGATACAGACAATTTGTAACAGTGTGACACGGTACAAACGATGAAATACGAACCCTATCACGCGCTTATAAACGCGATTATTCTGCAAGCGGTCAAGGATTACCGCACAGCGTTGGACGATGGGAACACCTCCGGCATTGCGGAGTGTGAGAGGTTCTTCCGCTCGGATTGGTTCACTTTCCTCACCGATGTTGACGGAGAAATCATTATCCGGCAGGTTCAGCGGGAGATAACACGAAAAAGATAAATAATTGCACAAATAATATTGACAGATAATCTTTTTCGTGTTATACTCCAATCGTAAAGAGACAAGAAGTAGTCTCAATAAGATTAAGGAGGTTTATAAAATGACTGAGTATTACCGTGGGGACATTTTCTACATAACGCCGTTTTATACGGTCACTGGCTCTGAGCAGAGAGCGGGGAGACCCGGCGTGATTGTGTCGAATGACACAAACAACAAGTATTCTCCGAATGTGGAGATTGTATTTCTGACCTCACAGGAAAAGAAACCGCTCCCCACCCATGTCCCTGTGATGTGCCGTGTTCCGTCCACTGCCCTCTGCGAGAATATTCAGACGGTATCGAAAGACAGGCTCTCCACATTCATTAAGTCTTGCACCACGAAAGAGCTGAAAAACATCGACAATGCTCTGCGGGTGTCCCTTGGTATCAGCGACTCCTCGCCCGTTGGGGGGGGGATTGAGGAAACAGCACCGCAGGAAAGCTCACACGCAGAGGTGGAGCGAGACCTTTACAAGTCTCTATACGAGCAAATTCTTGATAAATTGATGGGAGGAAACAACCGATGATTAAAGTAGAAAACATTGAGACTTGGGGCTTTGAACACGCTATCCGTGGTATGAGAAACCCCTTGAACAGTTGGTCGAGGTCGGATAGCTCCTTTGGGTACGAAGCGTATTCGGGAGAGTTTGTTCCCGATTTGAAAATCGGCGAGAACGACCTCAAGCTCATGCGACAGCTTTATGTCGGAGGTCAGCCACACAGAAAGTACCTCAGACAGATTTTTGCAGTCATGGACATCACTGCCCCGCTCTATTGGTGGAAAGAGTTCGATACCTACAAGGTAGGCACGACCGCCAACTCCTGTTCCACCATGCACAAAATCGCGGCAATGGAGTTCTCCATTGAAGATTTTTCCGATGAACACTTAGAGACCGGGTGGTTGGCTTGCTTGGACGATACCATTATTCCGCTCTTGAACAGAGCGAGAACAAAGTTTATTGCAACTAAAGATAAACGCTATTGGTGGCAAATGATTCAGCTCCTCCCGTCCAGTTACAATCAGCGGCGCACAGTCAGCATGACCTATGAAAATGTGATGAATATGCTCGACTACCGCGAGGGTCATAAACTGGACGAGTGGCGGGAGTTCTGCAAAATTCTGAAACAATTACCGTATGTGGAGGAGATTAGAGATGGCAGGTGACAGAGAACTTTTTGAACTGAGCAACGGCAGGTGCATTATGGACGAAGACCTGTCCGACAAAATGTATATTATCAAGTCCTATCACCCCGAACGGGCAGACGAAACCTCCTCCGGCTTTGAGTGGTCTGAAATGGGTATGGCAAACCTGTTCGGTATGCTCTACAACCGTGAAGCGCGGTACTGCACCGAACACAAGAGTTGGTACACCTACTTTGAGGGAGCGTGGCGCAAGGACGAGGGTGCAATCCTTGTCTCCGAGAAAATCAAGGACTTTGTTCGCTTGATGATACTCTATTGTGGCGAGATTACGGACGATGATACCCGCAAGGCGTACACCTCGTTCGTGAACAAGATGGGTGACAGGCGTATGCGCGACCGCATACTCAAGGACGCAACAGGTGAACTCCGCATTTCTGCTACGGATTTCGACTCCAACCCCTACCTCATAAACTGTCTCAACGGTACTTACTCTTTGGAGGACTACTCGTTCCGTGAACCACGGTGGGACGATTTCCTCACAATGCAGACCCGTTTCCGGCACACAGTACGCCGTGATGTGAAGTGTAAGCGGTGGGAACAGTTCATTGATGAGGTCACACAGGGCGATAAGGACAAAGCCGACTTTCTGCAACGCGCTCTTGGGTACTCCATGCTCGGTATGAGCAATGAGGAGTGTATGTTTATCCTCCACGGCAAAACGACCCGCAACGGAAAGTCTACTCTGCTCAACACCATTGAGTATATGCTTGGGGATTACGCCAAGGTTGCCCCGGTCGGTATGATTTGTCGAGGTGACAGGCAGAAAGACGCGGAAGCCGCGTCCCCTACCCTTGCCGGACTGAAAGGCAAGCGGTTTGTTACGATGAGCGAGAGCAACGAGTACGGCAAACTGGACGAGGAGAAAATCAAACAGCTTACAGGCGGCGAGGAAATCTCCGCTCGTGCGCTCTATCAGACCGCTATCACCTATCGCCCTCAGTTTACTTTGTGGCTCTCCTGTAATGACCTGCCGATGGTTACGGACAAGTCCCTATTCTCTTCTCAGCGTATTAAGGTGATTGAGTTCAATCGGCACTTTACGCCGGAGGAGCAGGACACTCACCTCAAGGACGAGCTGACCTCCACGGAAGCTATGAGCGGTATTTTCATGTGGCTTGTGCGCGGATATATCAAGTACAAGGAAAACGGTCTCACAATGTCCAAGAGCTTGTCTGAGGTGGTCGAGCGGTATGAGCGGGACAACGACCTTGTGTTACAGTTCCTTGAAAATCGCTGTGTACGACTGACCGACTACTCTGACAACAGGACTGACGCTAAGAACAATATTATCAAGGCGAAAGACCTGTATCAAGCGTTCAAGCTGTGGGCGAAGTCTGAGGGAGCGTATGTGTTGTCAGCGCGGAAGTTCAACGCCGAGATGGAACGCCACCCCGAATGGTTTGACCGTAAATCGACTTCCAGTGGATTTATGATTTATTGGGGCTTGAAGCTCAAGGAGGTAGTATAAATGAACGCTTCTTGCTTAGATGAGAAAGGACGCTTTAAGTCTTGCCCGTACAGAGTATATACCGATGAGCATAAGGCAGTTTTAAGAGGACAGGGTGATTTTACCTCACAGTGTTTTTACCCGTGCATTGGTGAGGGGTGCATTGCATGCCATGTGGGCGTTTGCCTACGCCTTGCCGCCGCACTAAAGGAGGTCAAATAATGCCGAGAGTGCTGACAGTGGACGGTAGTGTGAAAATCGGCGCATACCGTTTTCCCGACAGGAAAAAGCCCTGTCTCTGTGTTGAGAAAGGAAATGTCTGTACTGTGTATGGGTCTTTCATCGACACTGATAGAGCGAATGAATTTATGAACGAGCTTGCCGCCCTTGTAGGTGCGGCGAACGACAAGGAGGACTTGAAAAATGACGAACGATGAACGCCGCCCGACAGGGCTACTCCATTCTGCTGACGAACTGCGTCAGCTTATCCGTGAAAATCCTACCCTCCCGCTCATCGTGTTTGCGGGTGAGGAAGCCAACATCGGGGACTACTCATATATGAGTTGCAGTTATGTCAAGGCATATAAGGGTGAGTTCCTTGATTGCGCTCAAACTATCAATGACTGTATGTGCTTCACCGACAGGGACGAGTTCAAGGAAGCTATCGAAGACAGTCTCGCTGACAGGGATTGCACCGATGAGGAGTTTGACGCTCTTATGAAAAAAGAAATGGCAGAGTATGACCCCTATTGGAAGCCCTGTATCATTCTGAATGTGGACAACTGAGGAGGTAAAACGATGGCACGATATTTCAAACTGGTCGAAATTGACCGCGACAGTTTTATCGAAGCTACGGGAGATGATTTAGATTGTCTTCAAGTGGTCGATGTATGTGAGGGTATTGGGTATGTTGCTATTGCCGATACCGAGACAGAAATGACAATCGACTTAGATGTTTTCGAGGAGGAATGATTATGTTCATTTGGCTCACAAGCCCGACCATCGGGCAGGTGCTTGTAAATCTCAACCTCGTCACCGCTGTCACTTGCGTACAGGGTAGGAACGCCGTTTGTTTCACAGGCGGCGAGGAGGATTATATCGTGGTTACGGAGTCCCTTGAGGACATCTACGAGCGGATTCAGTCCGCAGAAAAGAGGTACAGAAAATGACGATACCCGAAAAGCTGAAAATCGGCGCAAAGGTCTACTGTGTGGAAATTACGAACAAGCTCGACTTGGGTAATGTAAATTACTCCGGCGAAATCTCTTACACCGACTTGGTTATCCGTATCTGTCCGAACGCACAGGCAAAAATGGAAGCCGACTTTCTTCACGAAATGATTCACGGTATGCTCGACCATCTTGGCTATACCGAACACGATGAGAAAAAGGTGGACGAGCTTGCAAATGTGCTTCACATGGTAATACTGGACAACCCCGCCGTGTTCGCACCTGTTAAGGAGGGACAGCACGAAAATGTTTGCAATTCAGAATCAGAGGACAGGTAAGTTCCTCTATGGTACAGACTACCGTTACAATCCCCCACGACAGAGAACGAGCTTCAATGAAATGCGTACCTACTCCGATTTGAGATATGCCGTATATGACTACAACAATCGCAGGTGTGGGAAAGACTATCGCATTGTAGTCCTCAAATCGGTAGAGGTCAAGCGAGTTATCGACTATGACTGTGAGGAGGGTTACGCATGGAAATGAGAAAATGCGGTGTTCTCGCTTTCTGCTTGATGGTATTACTTGGTGCTACCGCCTGTTCCGCAGGGCGGGACATCAGCCCAACTTACCCGAAAGTAGAATACCGCAACAGCTCCTACAATCTCGACCCGTACAACCGTGAAATCCCCATCGAGAGCGGGTATGTATTGGACGAAGCGCACTCGTATGATGTGATGGAAACCGAGGACGGGTACGACATTGTTCTTCATTTCGTGAAAGGTAGTGAGACCGATGGAAATGAAAATGCTGACTGAGCTTGCAGGTATGCTTGAGGACATAAATCCCGTGGAAATCACTTCTCACATACTGGACGGAACGCTCATGTCGTGGCTTGCGAGTTGGAAAATGAAGTCTCAAATGTTGGTGGCTTTCCTGCTCGAAAATGAAAAAGCTCGATTATCCGAATCGGATTGAAAAATAATCCTAAACGACATTAGGGAGATAATCCTAATCGGATTGGAAAATAATCTTTTCGACTTTTGGATTTTCAGACCGAAATTGGAGGGGTACAGACAAAGGAGATAATTTCTTATCTGAATTAGATACCGATGTTTTTAGGCGGTTGTCCTAATCGGATTGAGAAATAGTCTTGTTCGGATTGAATTGAGATTTTTCAAGTAGTCAAAGTAGTTGTTTTTAAGGTTTTGCGTGTAACTTCCTCTATATAGGAAAATCCCTACTATAAGAAGTTACACGCAAAAACCGATTTTTAACTACTTAGACTACTTTTACCCAAGAAGAATAAGAAGAAAAGAGGACTCTCCGGCTTGAAAAGAGGACTCTCGTGCGACTATACGACTTTACGGAGGTGCATTGGAAAATGGCAGTGAAAAAAGAGCAGAAAGATGTACAGGTGATTAAGAAAAAGCCCCGTGGTGGAAACTCGCCTGTCATTGGTGATAACGGGCTTATGCTCGAAAAGGGAGACAATGCAAAAATTATGAGTATCAATATAGCATTGTTTAATATGCAGGATATTGATATGACAGACGCTCAAGCTGTTACCGACAGGTTGGGTGAGTATTTTGCGTTGTATGAACAGGCAGATTTGAAGCCGACTGTTGCAGGAATGGCTATCGCGTTGAATGGTATGAGTAGACAGACATTGACAGCGATTGCACATGACCGTGTGACTGGAAGTACGGGATATAAGAGCGCGTTGCCGCCCGAAGTGACCGCCACCATTAAAAAGGCATACAAAATGATGGAAAATATGTGGGAAACCTACATGAACAGTGGCAAAATTAACCCCGTCAGCGGTATCTTCCTTGGCAAGAACAACTACGGCTACCAAGACAAGACCGAGTATGTCCTCACTCCCAAACAACAGAACGACTCCGACTATGATGCAGAGGACATTCGGCAGCGTTACCTCATCGACTCTGATAGCGACTCTCAGAGCGACTAACGACTCTCGACTCTCAAACGACTTTCGACTATCGACTATCACGCAGACCGCCCAAGCGGGAGCGCGGCTCACCTGCCGCCACCGTTGGGCGGTCTTTTTGCGTGGATTTTTCACGGATTTTTGAGGATTTCACCCCGCTCGTATTAGCACTTTACAGTAATAAAGTAAAATTCCCCATTTCGGCGGCTATACATTATATAGCAAAGGGAAAGTAAAAAATAATCCGAAAAAGATAAAAAATATTGAAAAAGGGGTTGACAATTCGGAAAAGGCGAATTATACTATAATCACAACAGGACAACAAACAACACAAAACAGATTATAGGAGGTTTACAAAATGCGAATTTACGAATTGACGCCGGGCGGCTATGACCGCGCAAAATCCTTTTACGGGAAAGCGAAAGTTATTGAAACGGACGGGGAAACGCTTTTACAATCCTATGATACTACAGTTTGTAAGATTGATAAAAGCGGCGAATTTGTCCGAATGTGGAGCGGATACAGTGCTACCACAATGCGCCATATCAACGCATTTATTGAAAAGTTCGGCATTTCGGGCGGCGGTAAAAAGTGGTGGGACGCGCTCCCAATGGAGGAAAAGCCCCACGGCGGCGCGGATATGACCTCCGCCGAAAGTCTAAAAGCAATGTACGCAAGACGCGCCGCGAATTATTGAGGAGGTAAAGAAAAATGAAATTCAAGACAACGCAAAAAGCAATTCGGGCGAATTACAATAAAATTATTTGTGTTCCCTATTGCGGTTTACAAAACCTTTTGAATTATGAAAGCCCGGTTGCGTACACGGTACGCCGTGAGGGGTGGGCGGCTGATATTTACGATATGGGCGGCGGGGTTGCTATTGTAACAGGTTATGCACCGTTCGGAAATGTTCGCCCGTCCTATGAATTGCGGGAACGGTACGAAACAGGCGCGGAAAAAATCCGGGAATATTACAATTTTGATTATGAAAAGTGTAAAACCCGGTTGCGCGCGGCTATTCGTGAATTTATTGAGGAGGTAACACGCCATGAATAAACGGGAATATTGCGAAAGCCGGGAAAGCGTTGCATATTATAGCGGCTTGAATGGGCTTGAAATAAAGGGCATTGAATACGGTATAAACGATTTTGTTTATTGCGTTTCGGGTTGTTGGTATGGCGGGAAAGCCGCGCGGCGTTTTCACCGTTGCAAAATCTACTACCCCGCAAACGGGAAAAACAGCGCATTTTTTAGGGTACACGGGTACAAAATCCCGCTTGATGAATGTATTAGAATAGGGGTTTAATTATGAAATATTGGCAATTTGTGAATTGGGAACCCGCGCCGATTGAAAGCGCGTTAAAATCCCGCGTTGCTGTCGCTATTGCGGCATACAAAAACGGTGATAAAAACGCCATAAAGGAATATTACAGGCAATCCGCGACAGTGGAAACACTGAAAAACCCCGTTGTTAAAATTGGCGGGTGGGCGTTTTCATTGCGTGAGTTTTGCCGGGTGTATTGGGTAAAAGTCCGCTATTATGGAATTATGGAGCTATACGCGCCGAACAAATCCGCTATTTATTCCGTGTTGGGTAAATATCATGTTTTGAAAATACAGGAGGTTGAACAATGAACATTGATAGCACTATGAAAGAATTAGCGGAATATATCCGCATGGGTGAGGAAATAGCCGCAAACATTGACGCATTGAAAGACGCGCTAAAACAGTACATGAGGGAAACAGGCGTTGACAGCTTGACGGGAACGGAACATAAGGCAAGTTATAAAGCGGTTGTTTCCTCCCGCATTGATACCACGGCACTAAAAAAGGACGCGCCCGAAATAGCCGCGAAATATACCCGGACAACGGAAAGCCGCCGCTTTACATTCGCATAATATAGGAGGGTGAATAAATGACGCTTATTTGTATCTTGCTTTTCCCGTTGGTGGTATTGGCTGAATTGCTAAAAATCAATAAATAACAGGCAAGCCCCGCTATTATTGGCGGGGCTTTTCCTATGCCCTATTATAGCCGCTGTAATGCGCTGTATGGGGCTTTATTGCGTTAGGGGTGTACGGATATACCCCGCTTATATTATGCCCGTTGTGGGGCGTTCTGTTGCGTTGTGGGCGGTATGCCTTGCAAGCTGTACCCATGCGGGGCGCGTTTGGGAGTCCGTCAAGCCGTCCGGCGTTACTGTCGTTCGGGTGTAGTTTATTGACAGGGGCGCGGGGCGCGTTCAATAGGGTTGTTTTTCGCGTTTTGGCGGTACTGTCACGGGCGCGAAATGCTATTGACAGCGGACGCGGGACGGCGTGAGGGCATACCCCCGGAGGGGGGAACGCGCCCCGCC